TTCTGAGACTCTTTTGACTGATAAATCCAAATGGTCTGCGATCTCTCTTTGTGTAGCCATACAGTTAGTTTATTACCCTATTAGATTTGGACTGTCGCTAAAAAAAAACTGTGGTCGCGAATAACCCACGTTGAATGCTGTAGAAGAACCTATCATTTGGCACTCCTTAATGCTTGGGCAAATTTTTCTGCAAAATTCTTATCAAAGTTAGCAGCAACAAATTTGTCAGCTATAACATAGAATGGAAACTTAGGTTCATAAGCAGCAGTCTTTGTAAATCCAATAATGAGCTTTAGTCTGTTATCTTTCTTTTGTCTTTCCCATACACCATCAATGCCTTTAACAGTTCCAAAGAATTGAGTATTCTTTTTAATTAATCCAGTTCTTTTACCTATAATGTTTCCATACTTGTTAAGTCTAGCGTTAGGTTTATATGGAATAGGTATATTCTTACCAGTTGATCTGATACCACCATCTATTTGATATTGTAGATATTCTTCTACTTGTTGCTTTATGTACAACATACCTTTTAATTTTGTTTTCTTTGCTGTTTGAACCAAGAAACCTTTTTGTGTAAATGGAGTAGGTCTATCTAATTTCTTAACAGTCTGCTTCATCATCTCTTTTCTAAGTTGAAACAACGTTTTATTTATTGCACTTGAAGTTGCAAATGGTATTTGTTTTCTTTGGACATTTGTAGTCCACTTTGTTACTTCATCTATATTGCTTTTTACTGATACCCTCATCCCTTTCTCCAGTGCGATTGTGTTTGAAACTTTAGACCTAATGCTTTAGCTTTTCTTCTGATCGTAGATGGATGCACATCATAAGTCATAGCAATATCATGTGATGATTTACCTTCCTTAATCTTCTGTTCTAATTTTTGTTTATCTATCTTCATAAGTTCTCGTAATGTTCTATTAACTTATTAATATACCAAACAGACTTCTGTAAGTCTTGTATATTGGCATCTTTGTATTTGTGGCGATGCAAGTATTTAATTGCATTACCCTCAAGATAAGCAGGGAATTCTCTGCCTAATTGTTGTTTGATGTAGTCTATACATTCTACGCCACCATTATTGTAATGTGGTGGATGGTTTACTTGATCACTCATTTACTTCTCCTATAACTTAAATTGTAATCTTTTGTGATTATCCCTAAACTTACATCACCTCTTTTATGTTCTTTAACCCAGCATATTTTACCAGTTTTAAGTTTTCTTAAATGACCTCTAACGTCATGTAGTCTTTTTTTATAATCAGATGATTTATTTTTATTATTATTATTTTTATTGTTTCCAATATTAATGTTTAGAACTTTGTGTTCATAAACTGGTTTTTGCAAAAAATTTCTATATGAATATTCTTTGTGATTAGTATTAATAGACTTTAATCCTTTTACAGATTTTGATTCAAAAATTTGCAATTCTGTTTGTAAATTTGTTGCACAAAGAAAAGATAGTAATGTGACAGTTAATAGTTGAGCTCTTTGATTTTCCCACTCAGAATCAGGAATAAAAGCATCAGTTAAATATAATGTGTAAATATTTTCATATGCTGGTTTTATATTGTTAAATATGTTTTTATTGAAGCCTAATGCAATGCCATTTAATGATATTTTATTTGCATCTTCGTCTTTAGAAAAAAATTCAGCACAATAATCAATATCATTTACTTTATGGTAAACAGGTCTTATTAAAACTGTAAAATTATCAAAATGTTCATTTTGTAAAAGCAGTGGTTTATTAAATGGCAGTCTAAATTCTTGTTGTATTTTTTCTGAATTTAATAACAATTTATTATTATCAATTACAAATTCTGTTAAATCTTTTGTTATAAAAAATTTAGATGCTATTTGAATATCATCACTTAATTCTTCAATCATTGTCATAAATTTATTGTAAATATCCTTAGCGTTATTTGTGTTGATGTTTTCAAAAATTTCCATTTTAAAATCTTTATCCATTTTTTTTGGATTATTTTTTAAAGCTGGAAAATTAATAACTTTCTGTAACATAATTTTATTCATTTCTCTCTCCTTATTATTTCATTCTTACATTTTTGTATGACCTTTTTCTTAGAACTAGGTGATTCAATATAATCATTTAGTTCTTTTAAAGTCATACACTTTAGATAGTAATGCTCAATAGTTGTCTTACCTGTAGCTCTATCTCTAATCTTTGCACTTGGTTTTAGTTTTATTGGCATCCTTCTTCTCCTTCTTAAATATCTTATCCCAGTTATCGTCTATCTTTTTCTTATCTTCAGGTCTACGTTTTGATCCTTTACCACCATGCCACTTAGACATAAGTAACCTTTTGTATGTTTACTGACTTGTCTAATTTAGATAACAGTTCTTTTGCTTTCATAAAATCATCAGGGATACATCTCAATAATTCTTCTATGCTAAATATCATTATGTCATTCTCATCTTTATGTATCATTTCAAGTGCTGGTTTCTCATCATCAGCATCACAAACTAATGCAGTCTTATTATCAAAGTTAAAACACTTAACATTTGGTTGGATCATAATGTGACCACTTTCTTCGCATTTAATATTTAATTGCTCATAAGCTCTGATCATCATCTCAACCATTTTAAGTTTCTGAGCAGTCGTATCACTGTATAAAGAATCTTTTAATAATTGTTCTGCTTTGCAAAACTTAATCTCAAACTGAACACCTACCATCTTAAAGATTCGTTTACGATTACCCCACTTCACAAAAGTTTCTAACTCATAAACCCTAAGTTCTTTTAATTTATCTTCTAATGTTTCATCTAAATATGTTTTCATAAAACTCCGAACATTTAGTAGGAAGTAAGGGAAGTATTACATACTTCCTTCCCTTCCTTCCGACCTATTTATTGTTTTTCACCAAAAACTTCCTTAAAACTTCCGACACTTCCTTCCGACACTTCCGACCTAATCATCGTTTTTTTCAGGAAAATTCGGTGGCATATCTTTGAAATCTTCATGTTGATAACCCCAGTCAGGATCATAAACAACCTTATCTTTATCCTTTAATGCTTCTAGATGCTTTCTGATTAAGTCAGCTTCTATGTTTTCACCTTTAAGATTTTTTACATGACCTTCTAAATCTTTAGGTTGTAAATATACATCTTGTGGAGAAGCACTATCTTTTTGCATAGCTACGACTATTAATGCATCATAAGCTCTTTGTTGCATAGGCGGTAAGCCTTTTTTCTTTTTAACTTTTATTTCAACATCAGTTTCTTCTAAAAATCCTGATGTTAGATTCAATCCTTCACCTATGATCTGTACTTCTTTAAACATAAAGTTCTTAACAGCCATACCTTGACCATCTTTGTTTAATGTCTGCTCAAAAGATACAAGCATTTGTTCATCAACAAAACCATTAACTGGTTGATCATCTCTTTCTACTTTAAACTCATAATCTAATGATGCACCCATTACACTTGATCCTCTACCTCTTGTAGAGTTGCCATGACCAGTATGATGCACCAAACATACACAACATTTATAATGTGATATCAGTCCATCTAATTTATTAATAAAGTTACCTACATCCTCTGCACTATTCTCATTACCTACAAAGTTACGCTGGAATGTATCAATAACAATCATGCCAATATCACCTACTTGTTGTGTCAATGCTTCTATCTCTTCTTCTAACATCTTAAAATCATCAGGATCATTAACTCTAACTGCTCTGTCTGATAAATATAAAGGTACATTGTTAAGATCAAACATACCTTGTTGCCAAGCTGCTAATCTTCTCTTAACACCTCTCTGACCCTCTCCACATACATACATGACTGGTTTAGCGTATGCTTTGTTGCCATAAAACCTCTCACCTTTAGCAATAGAAGCTGCCATAGCTATAGCAATAAATGACTTACCACTTTTTGGAGCTCCAAAGATGCACATCAATGATTCTTTTTCTACTACATCTTCTATCAGCCAGTCAGGATTATCTACTTGCCTTAACACCTCATCTGCTCTTGTAAAGGTAACAGCACCTTTAGGTTTCTTCTCAGTACAATTAATTATGTATTCTTCTAAATCTTTTGACTCTTTAAAATCACCCCTTATATATGCATCATATAAATCATCTTTCTCATTAAATGATTCAGGTGGTTGTGCCACCTTTACTTTACAACCATTCTTCTTTAGCATCTTAGCTATTTCATTAGCACATTTAATACCAGCTTCATCGTTATCAGGAAATATCCAAACATCTCTGCCAAATATAGGACTCCAATCTGCTTTCTCCCAGCTATTTACCCCACCATGCCAAGTACAACTATCACCCTCATAAATTGCTTCTGAGCCCCTTAGAGCCTTCTCACCTTCATTTATGATTATAGGTTTAGTAGGGTACTTATTTGTGTAATAAATAGGTAGTAAGCCTTCAGGTCTCTTCATAGACCAACTTTGATCATTGTTAAGGGTAAATGGTGCGTATTTTTGTTTAATAAAGTGACCTTCAGGAAATCTCATAACCATAAAGTTATCAGCATACTTAACCTTCACAATAGCTTGCTTATAAAGGTCAATCATTTGATCTCTACTGAATGATCTAGCACTACTAGTGGTTTTGCTTTTAGGGGGAGAAAAACCACTTAATAAGGAGTCATTAGATTGTAATGCTAGATCATAACCAAACTCTTTTAAAACTGTATTAACATCTTGATTCATGTGTTTGATTAAATCTATTAATCCACCACCTTTATCATTCTCAAAATCAAACCAAGTGCCTGCTTCTAAGTTAAGAACAAAAGAACCCTTGCGACCCCATCTTAATTCATTAGATGAGGTGCTAGTGGGTTCACCTAGTAATTGCTTTGCAACTTCAGGTGCTATTCTTTGCCAATCTACTGATTGCATTAGAAGGGTATATCATCATCTGTTAATTCATTCTGATTTACCATCTCAGCTACTTTATCGCTAAGACCATCGTTAGGACTTTTAAATGTGTCCTCTACTGGTGCTTCTTGATCTAAATACCATTGAGGTATTACAAAACCATCACTTCTTGGTGCAAATTTAGCAAAGCTAAAGGTCAACTCTGAAGAATTACCCATACCAACCTGAATTGGTTTTGATCCTTCAAACTTAACAACAGGCAGGGAATCAGAACTTGCATCCATTTGATTCCAAAAGCTACCTAATATGCTATTAAATGCACTTGATTCAGCGTAGGTAAATCTTTGCCAAAGATATGCGTGTTGAGCTCCTTGAGGAAATACCCAAGCACTAAATGCTCTTTTAAAGTCATCTGCTGGTTTAGAACTAACTACACCAAATTTATCATCCCAGTGATATTCAAAACCTTCAGCTTTTGTATAACGACCCCAGCCACTTTTAAAGGTAGCAGGATCAAGCTGTAGATATTGAAAATCAAGAGGAGTTTCACCATTAGCAAAAAACTTCTGCTGCATGGTTTTAAAAGCAAGATAAACTTGCTGACTCTCACCACTGGAACTACTCATTCCACCTAATATATCCATATACTCTCCTATGGTTAATGTATTGTTTTCTCAATACTGTTTAAGTAATTAGCTTCAAGTTCTGAATAACATCTTTCCTTGAAACTTTCAAAATCCTCGTCATTTATAATTCCGAGAAAATCGCAAGCACTTTGTATCTTTTCATAGGCGAACCTACAGTAATCTTCAAAGTCCTGCTCAAGCAGGTAGCTGTTTAAATCCATCTGCCTTTTGTATGATTTCATCTAACCTTTCACATATATCTGATAAAGGACACATATATGTGCAATCCCAATTAGCTTTATCAAAGTTGTTCATTAAAAATAGTGGTACTACTGCCATAATACTTCTTCTATCAAACTTATAGATCAATATAGGTATCAAGTTATCACCAGCACTATCTACTGCTTGTTGCCACCATTCGTTCTTGTAAATGTTTTGCTTACCATTGTTCTTATATCTTTTACATTCAATCGCAAAGTTCCTGAAATAAATATCAGCCATGCCTTTAGTTTGATACTGATCCAAATTTCTTTTTACTCTCTCATTTAAACCTTTTTCTTCTAAAACTGCATTAAGTTTATTGACTATAACCCTCTCAAATGCTGCACCTTTATTTCTACCATTTACCATTAATCTAACTCTCTAATTACATATATAAATGCTAATACACTTAAAATGATTCCTATAAATACTAATCCAAATATTCCTGCAATAAAATATAGAATCCACTCAATCATTGAACTCAGTCCTAACTACTTTGCCACTCATATAAGTTATTTCCCTGTAATGCTTACCAGCACCTTTTTGGAAATAATATGTTTTGATTTGCTTATCTAGCTTTTCAGCTTCTAGTTCTTTTCTACGCTTTTCAACTGCTGCTTTATGCTGACCCATGATTATTCTCTTTATAAGAAACCATGCCTAGCTTCAGCAATAGCTGAGTAGCAGATTCGATATTCATATTATTTGTGATCGCAAACACCTTGATATCCTTATGTAATTCTTCAGGTATCCAAAGTGCCTTTTTTGTTTTTTCGTCCATAATGACTCTCCACTTTTTATATTAATATTTATTTGATAATAAAGCTAGAACTTTATTACCTACTCTTCCAAAAACCCTTATACTTAGTTCAAGGGCAAATGATAAACTCTCCATAAATCTAAATACTCTCATATATCTATTGCCCTTACTTATAAAACCAAATCCACAACATTAGGACTATTGTAAATACTTAGAGGTTTACCCTTTTGATATTCTTTATAATCATTCAGATACCTCTCCATCATAGTCCAGCCATAATCCATTTGTTCTTTTGTGATCCTAAAGACCTTAGATGCATAAGGTTGAACCTTCTCTTGAGCTATGAATAAGAAATCAGTTACTTCATATCCAGCCATCTCAACCCCTCTTCTATAATAAGCAGCTTGCATATCATAACCATACTTCTTAACTGAATAATTAAAAGCATGAGGTTCGCAAGATATAGTAGTTTTATAATCAATAACAACTATCTTATTATCTGAGTTAGGTTCATCTAAAGGCGGACACATAACATCAGGTCTGCATTTACATAGCACATCATCTTCATACCAATAAATACTTGCTTCAGGTATCTTGCCAGTTGCATTAAGATAAGCATTACCTTCATAGATCATATTCTCTTTCATGCCAGTAATAATTTCAGCTTCATCTTCTTTTAATACTATGAATCCTTGCTCTTCGTACTCAGCCTTCTCTTCTTTATATGCTTTAGTATAAGGAGAACCTGTAAGCACCCTGACTTCTTTATCAAATGCTTCTTGTCCTTCTACTAATAAAGAATGAGCTGCTGTTCCAAACTTAAGTGCTGGAGTAGATTCAGAAGTGTAGTTGACTGCATGAAGTTGGGATTGACCAAATCTTCTAACATAACTACTGCTGATCCCTACACTTGCATGATAGTCCTCATTGGGTAGGTCTTTATAAATAAGAGCTTGACCCTTTTGCTTAGATTCAAAGTTTTTAAGTGATTCTATTTTCATTTATTAACTCCCATCAAATAACCTATCTCATATAAAGAATCTCTTACTACATATTCTCTATTCTCAGTTTGCACTTTAGTTTCACCAGTAAAGACATCTCTGTAGTACCCTCTGATTTTTCTTATGTTTAGTATCAAGGGTTTTGTCTGCCCTACTTCGTTTAGTGTTATCTCTCTCATTTTTTATTGTTCCTATCGTTGATAATTATGGCAGTTGCATATAAGCAAAATGCCATAAACATTAATACTGGTAATAGTTGTATATCCATTATTTACTCTCCCTTTTATTTAATTTATGAATCTTATAAATGCCTTTCTGATACTCAAAATCAGATTGCATATCTTCCCAAATCTCATCTTTGATCTCTTGCTTGATCGTAGGATCAACTTTAGTAACTAATTTAAACTCTGACTTCTTAGGAATCCACCATTGATGATTCAATGATTTGTATTCAGGAGATGGTTGACCTGATTCTTTCCATCTCCATTCAATAGCACCATGTTTGGTATTGCACATTAGGTTCATTATTTAACCCTTAAGAACTTAACACCCTTGCTACGCATTTCATCAGCAAGACAAGCTAGATGCTCATATCTTGCATCATTCCACATAGAGCAAGGTTGATGCATTTGTTGCATTTCTTTTTCTACTTTCCATAACCATATTTTTGTATGGTCAATTGAATTAAATTCTGATTTTGTCATTATTTCTTCTCCTTAGTTAATTTAACCTTATGCCCTTGAGCAATTAATCTTGCTCTCTTACTAGCCATATAGAATAAGTCGCTAGTCTTGATAGCAACCACCCAGCCTATACTGGGTAGTTGAACTTGTAGTGTGTATCTAGTCATTATGCTGACTCCTTAATCCAACCATTAACCTTTGCAATTCTTATCCAACTTGATAGTGATTCATAAGTACTATCAAACGTAATAACATTATCAAAAGTTACAGCTACGTGTGAATTATCTTTATCTAAAGATATAACTGCGAATTCATCTTTTATATCGTATATCCATCCTAGATGCTCTTTACCATTTATAATTACTGTAGCATCTTTGTCTTTAAAGGTATTTAAGTATTCTGCTTGTGTCATGTTATTTAACTCCTTATTTTTAATTAACATACTACCCATTATATATAAATATATATTAATGTAAACATTTATTTAAAAATATTTTAATTTATTTTTAGGTGCTAAATTATAGGATTCAGAACTGGAACTGAACTAAGACTGTCTAGTGTTTCTTTAAGGGATTCTAATTCCATATCATCAGTTATGGATTTCTTATCAAAAGTGAAATAGTTTTGTGATGATGTATTTGCTTTAAACATAATATGCTTCTTGTCATCATCAAAGAATACAAAAGCTAGAATATCGCAAGTGTAATGTTTATAGGTTTCAGATTGTGACCTTGAGTTCTCAGCAGCAAAGATAAACTTCTTTTCTTTAGTAGCCCTTCTGCTTTTTACTTGTACTGTATATTTAGCTGATCCAAATTCGACCATAAGATCAGCAGGATGTTTTTCTTGGGTTGGGTAACAAAAGTCAGCGTATTCAAGCAAGAAGGTTTGAACTAATGATTCTCCTAATGCACCAAGTCGAGAATTATTTTGATGTTGATCTGATGTTTTTCTTGGCACTTTTACACAAAGCTAGTTTTCTTGAATTCCTAGCTGCCCTATTAGGTGTTTGAACTGCATACTTGCTTCTTAAAACTTCCTCTGATGCTTCTAACCAGCATCCCATCTCCATCAATGCTCTTGTTTGTCTAAAATTCATGAACCCTGTTATACCCATTTGAAATGCCATATCAACACATACTTCTTGAGCTGGTACAGGGAAACTTCTCCATACTTCCCAAACCTTATCTAAATTAGCTACAACTCTGTTGATATCATTCTCAAGCATAAACATAGCTTCTTCTTCTGATATACCATTAGCTTCTAAGTTCCTGCCTACACCTATTGATAATTTGTTAGCACTACAATGATAAGGAGTACACATCAACCCTTCATTCTTAATTAGCATTTCTTTGATGTTGTCGTACATTTTATTTTGTTAATCCTTTGGTTTTCTCATAGCTTCTCATTCCACCCAAACCAAGCATACCCATTAATACAGGTAGCATGGTAGAAGTATCAGCTTGAGGTACGTCAATGCCAAAAGGTGCTAATAAAGGACTAATTAAAAAGTTGACTGCAAAACCTGCAACACATACCCAAGCTGTTGCTGGTCTCCAAGATGATTGAAACCAGTTACCTTTAGCTTCTTCTTTGTTGACTTCTATTTGTGCTTTAGCAATTTCATGGATGTGCTTTTCAGACATAGTTGCAAGTTCATGTGCAATCTTTTGTTTGACATCAGCATCAGGAATGAATTTATCTAGGATATCGCTGATAGGTTTGATAAGTTTGTCTATCATAAATTTGTGTTTGTTAGATTAAACCTCTAACTATAATGGTAATTAAGGATGCAACTATTGTTGTAAGACCACCGACTAACCACATTCTCATACTATTTATTGATGTTTGTAAATCATCAGTTTTTTTATAAATAGTTTTCCACCTTTCTTCGCACATCTTTTCATGAACTCTTAGATCAGAATGTACATCGTTGGCAGTCTTTCTAGGCATTATTCTTCCTCTACTACCTCAACCTCTTCTTCTGCATTAATAGCTCTATCAAATGATTCAATCACTAAGTTTTTGTATTCGTTAGTGATCACATAATCATCATAATGCTCTTGAAGTCTAGCTAGTTTTTTACCAGCAACATTTAATTTAGCAGCAAGTGCCATCTGCTCTTCGTTTAAATCAGAAGCTCTGTACTCTACGTTATTAAATGTAATTATTACTGGTTCTTGATTTTCCATTTTATTTTCTTCTTTACTCATTTAACTCTCCTATAAGTTATTTAAAATTAAATTATATACTAAGATTCTAAAGTTTTTGTTACTGACGTTGGATTTTTTTGACTTTCTATTTGTGAATCTAAATTTGCTTCTAAATTAGCAACCTCTTCTTCACCCATAGCATCAATAACCCAGCCTTTAACCATATCTGATGTTACATCAGCAAATGATGTAAAGTTAGATAAATCAGACGTATCTAATGATTGTGTACCATAAGATGATGCTGAATAATCTCCATCTTCTTTAGATACTGACCAATGCACGTTATAAACAACGTCTGCATTACCATCTAGTGTTGGGTAAGTATCAACTGTTGAAACGTCCCAAGTATATCCAATTGCCATAATTATTCTCCTTTTAAATTAAATTATTCTGTTTCACCTTTTAAAGGCTCAACTATTACTTTACCATTTTCATCAGTCCATTCAGTATCAATCATGTGCTGGTCATGTCTTTCACCAATTACTAACCATGATATAGTTGCGGTTGATGATGTATTTTGACAAGATATGGTTAATATATTCTCTGATACATTACCTTTTACAGCATCCCAGTCTGATTCATTTGAAGTAAAACATGATGTATTTGTATTAAGTAATACAAAAGTTCCTTCAGTCATACCTGCTTCTGTATCTAAATTAATAGTTGCACTTCCATCAACAAGTGTTACAACACCTCTATAAATATTATCTGCTTGTGGTGCTTCTACAAATGAATGTACTAAATGATGGGTGTCTTTTTTAGATTCTAATGGATGGTCAATTTTAAATGAACCTGATGATTTAGATAGAGAACCATTAACATCTAATGTGCTTGAAGGACTGGTATTATCATTTCCAATTCCAACATTTCCGTTTGTGCCAATATAAAATCTAGTAACCCCACCCTGTACATCATATATAGTTAAACCATCCGATAAGCCACCATGGACACCCATCGCCCATCGTCTAGCATCATTTTCCCATGATATTTGTGCTACACCATTTGTAGAGCCTTCTTTTAAATGTAATTTTGAACCAGGACTAGTCATTCCAATTCCAACATTGCCTGAAGAATCAATACGCATTCTTTCTGAACCATTAGTAGTACCATCAGTTGAAGTAAAGAAATTTATATGTGATGGAGAATTAAAAAAGCCTGAACCACCACCTATTGATAAAGTTGCTGTTCCAGCATCGAAAGAATCCTGTAAGAAAACTACTATATCATCTTCTGCTGTTGTATAGTGAGGAACTGTTAAAGCACCAATCTTTCTAGTTGAGTTTGTTCTTGATGTGTTAGTACCAATATCAGCACCAATTCTTAAAGCACCTGAATTTTGATAATCACCATAAGCTACATCTAAAAGTGCAGAAGGACTATTCGTTCCAATTCCAACTCGCCCTGAAGAATCAATACGCATTCTTTCATTAGTACTAGTAGAACTAGAGGTTATAAAATAAATTCTAGGGTCATTTGTTGAGTGGTCATAAGAAATAAATCTTGCACCACCACTTGCATAATCTATAGCTAAAGTTGGAGAAGAAGGAGAAGTACTAATAACTCCATTTACAAATAAAGCTCCTTGTGATTGTAACTTTGCTCCTGCTACAGGAGTTCCACCAATTCCAACGTTGCCTGAAGAATCAATACGCATTCTTTCTGTTCCGCCACCAGTACCAAACTCCATGTGATTGCTAGAATGGTTGTAAGTAATATATCCTGTGTATGTACTTGTACCTGAAGTTCCATCTGCAAAACAAAGACTTCCTAAATTAGTATTACCACTATAAACAGAAATTCCCTCACTACCACTACCACTACCAACTACTAAGTTACCTGATGTATTAACAGCATCTATCGTAGATGCGACAGTATTATTAATTCCAACGTTGCCTGAAGAATCAATACGCATTCTTTCCTGACCACTAGTTTGCAGTGCTAATGGGTGAGCTGACTGAGTTGCAATTACTGCACCTTGACTGGTATTAGCAAAAATACGAGCATCTACAGCAGAAGTTCCTTCAGTCCAACCATAACACCCTGAACCAGCATCTTTAGTCTGAATAAATGCACCATTGTCGTTAGAAGTAAGATTAACAAGCAACCTGCCTGAAGAATCAATACGCATTCTTTCTGCGTTGTTAGTTTCAAATGTTAAAGGCGTATTTTGTATGTTTCTAATTCTTGCTGTACTGTTAGCCATATCATAGCCAAGCATTAATCCATAACTACCATTAGCATTAACCATCATAAACTTCTGACCACCTGAAGGTGCATTTAACTGTAATGGTGCGTTTGCATCATTTACAGCAGAAGTATGTCCAATAGAAACAATTTCACTACTATCAATAGTTATAGCTGTAGCATTTGCATTATCATCAATACCTGTTGAAGTAAAACCTGTAAGCGTACCAACACTTGTAATATTAGGTTGAGCTGCTGTAGCTAGTGTGCCTGTAATATTTCCTGAAGAAGTAATAGTACCAGTTACATTTAAGTCAGAGCCATCATAAGTTAGACCTGCTTCACCATTTAATGTATTAGCAGTACCACTACCTGTAATAACCCTATTATCAGCATTGTTATTAATAGTAGTTCCTGAAACTGTTGAAAAAGATAAATTACCAGCACCATCAGTTGTTAGAACTTGACCATTTGTACCATCAGTAACATTTATTTCTGTAATACCAACTGTATTTGCATCAATAGATGCTGATAAAGCTACATTACCAGTTCCATCAAAAGAAACTGCTGAAGCTGTTATATCTCCTGCAATACTAAAATCTCTTGCAGTTGCTAAAGCTGTTGCTGTTCCTGCATTACCTGTAGCTGAAGCTGCAACTACATTTAAAGCATCAACAAATGTTTTTGTGACTCTAGTATCAATAGCACTATTAGCTCTTGCATCTGTATAGTAAAGATTAGTAGTTCCTTCACTAACTGTATCAGTATCGCCTTGCGTATAAGATAAAACACCTGTTGTTGAGTTATAAGATAATTGTGTTGAATCTTCACTTATAGAAGCTCTTGCCCTAGCATCAGTATAATAAAGGTTTGACCCCTCAGATAAATCAGATGTAGATTTAGAGCTTAAATCAAGATTAACTCCTGTTTGTAAATTGATTCTAGTATCTGCTCTTGCATTGGTGAAATAAATATTAGTTGATCCTTCTCCTATATCATCAGTATCTAATACAACAGCACCAGTTTGTGTATTAACACTTGTTACTGGAGCAGTAGCTTGGGTAAAACTAATAACACCAGTTGAACTGTTATAAGAAATATCACCAGTTGCAGATATAGCACTTCTTGATCTTGCATCTGTATAATACAAGTTTGACCCTTCTGCTAAATCTCCAGTATCGTGATTAGATAAGCTAGAGACTGTACCAGTAACATCACCTTCAATATTAGCAACTAAAGTACCAAGTGAATTAAGAGTTATGTTACCTGTAGCACTACCATCTGCTGTTGTTAATCCTAGTGTGAATTTATCAACAGATTCATCCCACATAAAGATACCATTATCAGCAGTACCTCTGTTTATAAGCATACCTGAATCATTTACAGGACTACCTGTTAATCCTGCATTAAGCTGAAATAAGTTATCTTCTATATCTAGGTTAGTAGTATCAAGAGATGTAAGAGTTCCATTAACAGTAAGATTACCTGCTACTGTTAAATCAGATGCAATCTGAACATCATCAGGTAGCGATAGTGTTATATCAGCAGACTCACTACCACTTCCTGATACTGAAATCTTATTAGCTGTACCTGTAATAGTTGCAACATAATTACCTGTAGTATCAGTTCCTAATGCAACTGAATTAGCATCTACGCTTGATGCTTGTATTCCTAATGCATCAACAAATGCTTTAGTAACTCTTGCATCAATAGCTGAGTTAGCTCTTGTATCTGTATAGTAAAGATTTGTATTTTCTGTTAAATCAGCAGTTGTCTTATTACCAAATGCAGAATCAAATCTTGCAGTTGTGTAATATAAATTAGTTGATCCTTCACTTAGATCATCTGTATCTTTAGATGTAAAAGCTGAATCAAATCTAGCTGATGTGTAATATAAATTAGTGCCTTCTGTTAAATCAGTTGTAGACTTAGTTGCAAGTCTAGTATCAAAATCTGAATTAACTCTAGCTGTTGTGTAATATAAGTTGCTACCTTCAGTTAAATCACCTGTATCTTTGGTAGCTAATCTTGTATCGAAATCTGTATTTGATCTTGCTGTTGTGTAGTAAAGATTTGTATTTTCAACAACTATAGAAGTATCAAGTGTTGATGTAACTGCTTGATTAGAACCATTACCTATAAATATTTTGCCATTATCTAAGTTAGGAGTAGCGTTACTTCTTCCAGCACCACCTACTTTAATTGATCCAGCACTTGCATGACTTCTAATTACTTTACCTATGTTTTGTATTTGACTAGATTCACCTGTTGGAGCTGTAGTTGTATAAGCACCTGCTGTTGTAGATACATAAAGTATTTGTCCTTCTGATACCCCTGAAGTATCTAATTCTTCAATAGTACCAAAGGTAACCACTTGTAATGCAGCATTATCATTAGCATCAGATAAAGCTAATCCAAATGCAGGCATTTTAGAAGCATCATCAGCTTTAGCTTGACCGACTGTTGGTACATCACCTGATACGCCTGATATATAAACTACATCACCTTTGCTTAAAGCACCATCTGCTTTAGCATTAAATCTTATACCACCTTCTAAATCACCAATGAATTCTTCACTTGCTGTAATAATATTAAAAGTAACATCATCAGTTGTAGCTACAGCTTGTCCTATAGCAATACTAGGAGTAGAACCTTCACCAGTTCCACCTGTTACTGTTACCCCAGTTCCACCTGACATGGATTCAACATAATCACCAGTTGTGTCAGTTCCTAAAGTAATAGAATTAATTTGAACTACTGTATCTATATCAACATTAGCACTACCATCAAAAGACACTGATCCAACAACATCTCCTGATAAAGATATAGTTCTTGCTGTACTTAAAGTATCAGCAGAATCAGCATTACCTGTTAAGTCTCCAGTGACATTTCCGACTAGGTTTCCAGTGACATTACCAACGACATTACCTGTTAAGTCACCTGTAAATGTATTTGATGCAGTAATACTAACACCTGTAGTAATCCAAGCATTATCAGCAGCGTTTCTGATCTTTAATACGCTATTAGCTGTATCTACCCATAATTGATGGGCAAATGTAGTTGATGGTTCAGTTGCAGAGCTATTTACAGTTACAATAGCTAAAAGAGCATTGTTTAAATCTGCTCTAAAATCTGCACCTGACTGGTTTGCGATGTGATAGTCGTGTGTACTCATAATAAAATCCTATTTTATATATCTTAAATCATTCAGGCATACTTGGAAATATTACATTAGCAATATTATTCACTAGCTTTTTCCTCAATCCCATATATCTGCCATGTAAAGTAATTATCTAAATCAATAATTTGTACTTTTGATTTAAACCATTCAATTATTTTAGTTTCAGTTAAATCTTCTACTGGTATAAAAGTATCAGGTAATCCTTCATGTTTGTATGAATAAACACCATCTAAAGAAACATATTGTTCTTCAGTTAATGATTGACTGCTATCAGCTTGGTCAACTGCTGTAACTCTAACAGTAATATTTTTAACTATTTGTGTTTCATCATCAGCACTTAAAGGCATTGTTTTAACACCAACATATTCGTATGTGTAATTAAAATTATGTGTTGCCATCAAATCTCCGAGAATTTATAAAAACCATATTGAACATTCGATAAATACCTAGTACCACCATCTCCTTGAGCTAATATGTATAAAGCTAATGTTCTACTTGTTGAACTTGTTTTTCTAACAATAAAATCTTTTTGCACCATTTTATAAGTAGAATCAAACCTATCTACACCTGACCAAGTTTGTGATTGACCTGAGTTAAATTGTGCATAACCTGTATTAGCTATTGGTAAATTTGTTGCAAACAAAGCATCACTATAAGTAAAATCACTATCAAGCTCACCAGTAGTACCATAAGTACCATCACCTGCAACTACTGATAAAGTTTTAACCTGACCAGTTCCACCAAAAACTCTACAAAAAATATGATAAATACCTGCTTCTGTTCCTAAGTCTGCAACTTTTTTAAGTCGCATAGTATTACTTGGAAAACCACCAATTGCTGTTCCTGTAACTGTATCAGCAGTAAAATCTAAAGCTAAATCAGTAACATTAATTCTATCTGCTGTAATAGTATTTGCTAAAATTTTGTCATTTGTAATAGCGTTATTAGCTATCTGAGTTGTATCTACTCCACCTGATTTAATAATTAAATTACCACTACCATCAGTATCAATAGTAACATCATCTATTTGTATTCTATTAGCGTTAAGAGTTCCTGTAGAAACATTGTCTGCATTTATATTAGTAACATTAACAACTGAAGCATTAATAGTTCCTGTATCAATATTTGAACCTGATATAGATGTAGTACCATCTGTTAAGTTTGAAGTGACAATAATACTTCCTGCTGTTATAACTCCTGAAACATCTATTCTTGCTGCTGCTACAGTTCCAGTAGTAATAGCACCACCTGATATAGAGGTAACATTTGAATTAACTTGAGTACCATCTATAAAATTTTCGTTATTAGTTAGAGTAGATATATTGTCACCTTGAACAACAATATTACCAGCAGTAATAATAGTAGAAGCTGATACTGCTCCTGTAGCTCCTGCAACTGATTGTACTGGTGCTGCTGATGCAGCTCCTGCTGTATCTACATAACCTGCATTATTAGTTAAATCAGAAACATTGTCACCACTTACTATAATACTACCTGTAGATATAATGTCATTAACATTTAATCTAGCAGTAGCTACAGTACCTGAAGTTATATTATCTGCATCTAAATTAGTAACTGTTATCTGACTAGCGTCTATAGTTCCTGCTGTAATCTTGTTAGCAGACAATGAATTGATTTTTGCATCAGTTACAGCATCATTTAATATTTTAGGGGTAGTGATAGCATCATTTATTATTTTATCTGTTATAACTGCATCATCTTTAATATCAGCACTTCCTGTAGGAGCATCACCAATAGTAAATGTTAAAGTAGCTGGAGATGATTCTGATCCCAATGTATTTAATGAGCTAACACTAGCAACATAATTAGAAGCAGTAGGTACAAAGTTTAAATCACAATTTTCTACATCTACTATTCTATTTAAAACTTGATTGCTAGAACTATCTACAACATTAACTCTATATTGATAATCAGGAAAGTCAGTTGGCTCATTCCAAGATAAGAATGGTCTACCTGTAGAACTAGAATCAGTATCAGTAAATGATAATCCTGTTGGAGCTTTTACTGCATAAGCAGAAGGTAAATTTGCTAACTCTTCTACTGGTTCTTGAGGTGGTACTTCCCATGTATAAACATCAAAATATTCTATTAAGCTAACAGCAACTAAACCATTAGACTGTAATTCTAATGCTTCAACTCTACAAATTTTGCCTGAAAACCCTAAACCTGCATAAGTTAAATCTACTATATCTCCTACATTTAACTTATACATTTCAGGAGTTCCTAAAAATTGCATAGTAGTTTGATTTCTACTTCTAGTTAATATTGCTTTACCCATGTTATAAGCAATATATGGATCAGTTACATAAGGAAACTCAGCTTTAATTTCTAATATTTCATCATTGTCATCTGAGTAATATTCAGGAGTTGCATCATGTAAAACTGTAGCTGTATCTAATTCATATTTTTTATTCGCATTAAAAAATTCAACTATAACTTTATTTGCCTTTTTATCTTTGTTTCCATAATCAACTGATATACCAGCATCAGCAATAATATGATTATCATTAATGCTGAATGATGAAGTGCCTGTATCTTCTATAGATAATTCGTATTGACCATTAATATAAAGAAAAATACCTCTCATATTAGCAAGAAGTTCTTTAGCATTTTCCATTACATTTCTATTTGAATCTAAATAACCATTAGTAGTAAATCTTTTAACTTTTAATAATGAAGAACCATTTTGTGATGAGTAATCACTACTGAAATATCCATTAATAAAAATAATATATTCTGTTGTTGTATCAAAATATTGACTTCTTTGTATTTCTTTTATTTCTACCTCATCTAATACGCCATTACCATTTGCATCAAATAAATCTAATAGTTCACCTATTTTATTTTGCCACCAATCTTCGTTAGCATCTGTACCTGTAATCGTAAAAAAATCATCTCCACTATTAGCAGACCAAGTTAATGATTGTGCTGAACCATTAAAGTAAGGCTGGTCAACTTGCGTATCACAAACATTAGCAGCAGAACTAAAAGTAGACATATTTATTTGTGATGAAGTTAAACCTTTACCATATTCATTATTAGTAATGTAATCTAAAAAAACTAAAGCTGGATTATCAGAATGTTTGTAAGTAGTTGGAGTACCAAACTGTTGATTTGTGTCTCTTGGGTCATAAATTCTTTTACCTTTAACTTGTACTGTTAGTTGTGGTATTCCTGAAAACATACCTTCTTTATCGTATTTGTAATGTGCTGCTATATAACAAACACCATCTAATCTATGTGATGAAGTCCAGTTAGGCATAGATGCAACAAGCATTGGGTCTGCTGTTTGTGATGCAGTACCATGATGTAAATTTAAAGTAATTCTATATCTTGCATTTTGATTTGTACCAAATTGACCAGCACCAGCACTAATAGTAGAACCAACTTGTGAAACTGTATTTAAAGGTTGGTGACTACTGTAACCAGTTTGATTATTTCTATCTGAGCCAACATAACAGCCAAATTTAAATCTATTAGGGTCGGTTAAAGGATTGCCATCCAATTCAATCGTTCTATAAAGAATCTCATCACATTCACCAACTGATAAAGCATAAACTACAAATAAATGTCTTGAATCATTATTAGAGACATCCATATAAACAACCTGAGCACCAACTCTACGAGTTCCATATACAACAGGAATCTTACCACCAGCAGCAGTCTTATTAGCTAAAATAGCTTGTGATTGTGCAAGCATATCTTGAGCCTGTCTATAACCTTTAACACCTACAGCTAAAGTAGCTATAAAAGCAGCAGCTTTAATCTTAGCCCAATTGCCTACTATGAAAGCACCAATTTTACTAAAGAATGCTGGTAACATAAAAGCCATTAGACACCCCACCTAACATCTGCTTTTACTTGAGTTGCAAATTCAAAACCTTTATCACCTATACTAAATGACTGTTGTGATTCATCAGAAAAATGTCTACCTTTTGTTAAATTCCAGTTTGCCCAATGCGATGCAACTGTCATTTGTAATGTTGATTCATTTAGGTTTTCGTTAATCCCAATATTTCTAATTTGACCAGTAAAATAATTGATTGCACCTACAATAGTTTCATCATCATTAAAATAAGCTAAATATATATCAACTGTTTTATCTGTAAATTCTCCATCTTCAACCAAAGACCTAACTTGATCAGTAATGTTAGAAAATCCTAAATTAACTTCATTAACTTCAAGTTGACCAGTTTCAGTTGTTGAATCAACTTGTAAAAAAGAACCACCAGCTTCATAGCTGTTAGAATCATAAGTAACATTAGTGTACCAATCAGTTAATCTAATAGTAGATGATAGATTAAGCTCAACTAAAAAAGCTGTCTTAGTTGCTGTTGATGATACTTGGGTTTGTAGATCAGATGATAAACTTCTAGGCATTAGGTTATAACCTCTCTAACATCAAATGAAATACTATAAAAACCACTAGCATCTGTTGAATACATAATCTCATTATTTTCAAGATAAACAGTAAAGCTAGGCTTGTTTACAGTAACAGCTTCATTATCTGCTAGAGATGCTACTAGGTTAGGTGATATAAGAACAGTTAATGCTCCACCACTATCAGAATCAATATCTGATTGCACCATATAAACTTTACTATGATTGGCAAACTTAATCAGATCACCAGCTTTTAATGCACCTGTTTGATTGTTTGAAAAGCCATCTAAAGCAATAGAAGCATCTCCTGATGTATGTGATCCAACTACTTGTATATCTGTTTCTGCTTTGCCTGCACCTAAATTATCTAGAGGTGCAACTATAGTAAAGTCCTCAAAAGAACCTTTTTGTTTTTGTAAAAATGCAAATACTTCTTGAGCCTTTTCTTGTTGTAAAGGTGGCATTTGTACTGTAAAAGAAAAATATTGACTACCTATTTGTCTGACTTGTTTTTTACCTGATAAAGTCTGATTCAATAATGTAGGTCTATTATCTTTAAAATTTAAACTTCTAAAATTAGGAGATGTTGGAAATTGCCCTGACATTATACCACTCCCATCTTGCCTTGATTATTCATGGCATTGTTTATGATTGATGTTATCAATCCTTTTCTTGATGCTAGTAACTGATCAAATCCAGCAGCATCTACTGTTGATATATTAAAGTTTACTGTAGCACCACCAACTGCTTGACCTTTCGTATGATCTACAACAGTTTCATTAGGATGTAATATTGCAGGGAATCCACCTCTTCCATCTACACCACCTGCTCTTGCTCCCATGCCTGTATAGCCACCACCTTCTGCTGAAAATAAATCTCCAAAATCTTTAAAGAAAGATGATGCAGCACCAGTTATTTTCTTTATAACTAATTCTTGTATAGCAATTCTCAAAAGTTGTTCAACAACATAATCAGCAAATTCTTTAAAAGATAACTTACCAGCCTTTAAAGAATTAACGATTGAATCTTCAAACTTTTTCATTGATCCAACTGCTGCTTTACCTAAATTTTCTTCTGTAACACCTAATTCTTGATTAAATGTAATTAATGCAGGTAGCATTTTATTTTCTACATTATCTTTAACTGTATCACCCACATCATCAATCGGTGGTTTTACAGCTAAGATTCTTAATTTAAGATCATAAAATGTATTTTCTAATTTACCTATATCTGCTATTGGATCACCAAAACCAAATGTTGAAATAGCCTTTAAAGCATTAGCAACTTCTGCTATTGTAATTACTACAGTCTTTAATGCATCAACTAATGTTATTGCTATCTCTCTACCCAAAACCTTAAATCCACCATTTTCCATAGCAGCACTTTTTAGAACTGCACTTAGCTCAGTAGCTATTTCTTGCAATACTGGTAAGAAAGCTGAAATAGTATATTGTACAAAACCTGTAATCTGTCTCTTAACAACATTAATCTGATCAGCAAATTTTTCAGTGTTAGCAACTGTTTCAGAATCAAGAATAAATCCTAAACTTTGTGCTTGTCTTGCATAATCTTCTAAACCCTTTCTACCATTTTTTAAAGTATTAACTAAAGCTGCACCTTCTGAATCAAAGAATTTAAAAGATAATCTTAATTGTTCAGATGAGCTTTCAGTATTCATAATACCATCAGCTACATCACCCAAGATGTCTCTAGTTGATCTTAGATTTCCATTACTATCTTTAAGTTGTATACCTAAATCTTTTAAAGCACCCTTTGCTTCACCAGTACCTTTAGCTGCTTCACCAACTCTTCTTATAAACCTTTGAAGAGCCATATCTAAAGTTCTTTGTTCAATACCTGTTTGTTCTGCTGCAAATCTCATTTCTTGCAACAGTTCAACATTTACACCTAGCTTACTAGCTGTTTTTCCAAGTCTATCAATAGCTTCAATATTTCTTTGTGTAAATACTGCTAAAGCTGCTGCTGATGCTGTTGCTGCTAATCCTATTTTAGCAATACCAACACCTGCACTTTTTGCAGTACCACCAACTGTTTTTAGACCTTTGCTAACTCTATCAAAAGCTGCTTTAGTTTTATCTATTGCAGTAAGTTCGTATTGTATTCTTTTTTTAGCCATTCCTTTGTTTCTCTTGTGCTAACTCTAAGTAAGCTATCCATCCTTGATATTCTTGGACACTAATTTGTTGAAGCTCTTGTAAGGTTTTACCAAGTTTTTCAGCAAGTGCATACTGCAAATATAAATTAGTATCCTTTATTAGTTTTTTTTCGTTTCCTCAATAGGTTCTTGACCCATAATTTGGGTCGCTACGCTAACTAATATCTCTCTATCAACACTGTTTAATAAAGCATTTTTATCTGCTAAATCAAATAGTTTATCTCCATTCTCATCTAGTGCTTTGTAAATAAGAACATAAGCCATCATTGTTAGATCATCTTCTTTACTCATTTTATAGAGCTTAGAAGTTTCAGCTAGCGTTAATGGCTTACTATATATTTTAAGAGGTTTATTCTCATCACCCCATTCAGGCACTTCGATTACTTTTACATCTTGCTCTGCAAAATGTTTCTTTGCGTTATCTATTGCTGACATTGTCTTATACTGTTGTTGATGTTAATGCACCAGTACCTTGTACTGAAATACTAGCTTCAACTAATCCATCAAATGATGCACTTCTTGAAACACCAGTAACAATAGCTGAACCAGTATAATAAGTATCACCTGCTGTATCTCCTTCAGGATATACATTAAGAGTTACTTCTGAGCCAATAGTTAAAGCACCTTGACCACTAGTATCAGTCTCATCCCAAAATACATCCAAACTTCCTGAGAAAGAAGTCAATGATGATTTATACGTTCTAGCAGAATCACCCATTGAAGTATCTTCTAAAGTATCAGCAGATTCTTCAATAGAATAAGACCTAATCTCAGCTACAGCATTAGAACCGACTTTTACAGTTCCTTCACTTCCTTTATGTGTTGCCATTTTCTACCTCGTCTTTCGACTTTTTCTTAGAAGAAGATTTAACTTTATCTTGCGAATGGACTGCTTCCTCTTTCCAACCCATATTCAATAAAGACTCAACCTTAGAAGGATGAGCTTTTATAGAAACTTTGCCATCAGGACTAATCATTTTCATAATTGTCTCCTATACTGCTACATCAGGATTAGTTTCCTGAACATAGTAATTAGTTAAAAAGGTTAAACTCACATATCCTAGTGGTTTCTCACCTTCACCATTAAACTCTATTTCTGTTGATTCTAAATAACAGTCTTTAGCTAATCCATCTAAAGTTCTATCTGCTGCTATTGCTTCTTCAACTTCTTTTGATATTGTATCAATAGTATCATCAAAGTCACTAGTAGCTTTTGCATATCCTTCTACTACCACTGACAATTCTCTACTCATAACACGATCAGTACCTATAACTATTGGTTCAGATGTTTCTGATTTGGTATAGATAACTAATGCTGGTACTGTTTCTAATGGGTAAACCCTTGACTCATAAACTCTTGATCCAGTTGTAGTTAGACCAGTTAAAGTAGTACCAAACTTTTCTCTTATTTGTTGTCTTATATGATTTGCCATTATATTTCCTCTAACATTAATGCACTAAAACCTGTTCTATCTGCTTGTATATTAACAACAGTATAGCTTTGTGCTGCTTTGAGTATATTACCATTTGTATCTTTAATTGCAGATACATCTAATCTATTTCCAAATGCAATATTAGGAACATCTATAGTTCTGCAATAAGCTATTGGTTTTAATGCTTCAACACCAATGCCTTCTTCTTGTTCTACATATTCATTATTTAAAATAATATTAATTGTTGTAGAAGTACCTGAATTTGTATAAACAGCAGAAACCCCATGACCAAAATTGATATCTAAATATCCAGCCATATCTAATTCAGTTTCCAATCTAAATTGAGACATTATTCTTCCTCTAACACTAAAGAAATCAAACCTGTATTGTCAGGCTCTACTGTTCTTACAGTAAATGCTGTTTGTGGTTTTAAAACATTACCTTGATCAGTTGTTATTGCATCAACAATTAATCTATCTTCTTGAGATATATAGGGTACATCAGATGCTTTGACTATTGCTCTTGGCTGATAACCAGCAACAGGAACAGTACCACCTTCTATATTAAAATATTCTTGATCAATTATAATATTTATACTATAGGCATCACCTGAGTCAATATCAAACCAAGTATCAATTAATCCTTGTCTTGCATCCCATAGTGATGATTGAACCTCAAAGAAAGTGGCAGTAACACCATGACCTGTTGTGGTATCAACATAGGCGTTAAAATCTAATGCACTCTCTAAAGGCATGATTTATTTTTTAGCTCTAGTCTTAGGAGCTTTTACTTTTGAAGTTTCTAAACCTACGCTTCTATCTTCTTTTTTTGCTTTAGGTTTAGCTGTATGAACTTCAGCTTTACCATATCCACACAAAGCATGACCTTCATGTTCAGGTAATTCAACTATATCGCCAGCATGAACTTTAGAACCACCAGCCATTGTATCTGTTAAGATTTTGTATTTTTTCATATTTAAGTTGGGGGTATTACTACCCCCATTCCATTTAAGCATCAGTTAATTAGTCGCTTGATTTACAGAAAGATACTGCATGTCTTACAGCAACATCAACAGTTTGTAGAGCAACAATTCTTACTCCACCTGATGTTGAAAGTGCAAAAGGGTCTACGACGATATCGAGCCCACCATACATACCAATTAATAAGTCTGCAAAGTTACCAAAGTAGAAATCACCACTTGTTACTTGATTACTTCTAACAACATTATAACCATTCATAGTGTTATCAGGAGAAACAACAAACTGAGCAGTACCAGTAGCCTTTTCAGTTGTTTTTAAAGTACCAAAGTCAGCAGGTCTACAGATGTAACCTAAAGAACCAGTTAATGCGTTGTCATTAGCAACAGCACTTTCCATCGCCACGATTTCGCTCCACGTGGGGTTAGCAGCAGCAAAAGTTGTAGTGTTAATACCTGAAGTATTAGCAATACCTGTTGGCTGACCACTTGAACCTGAACCAGCTAAAGCACCTAAATCAATAGCAGTAGCTATAGATTGTGTTAGGTCATCTCTGATTAAGTTCTCAACATCTAATGATGATTGTTGTAATAACAATCTTGTAGCATCAGTAAAAGCACCAACTACTTTAGGAGACATAGTTACTGAGCCTGAAGTAAATTCTGATTCAGCAGCAGCAGTTCCTTCTGTAGCTATCCATGCACCACTAGCAGCAGCAGTTTTCTTAGGTATTACAACATTACCTTGTAATCCTCTAAGCATTGTTGCACCAGCTTGCATTACGCTTGAGCTGTTTCTTAATACATCAATAAAGTCTCCACCTCTATAATCTTCAGCGATTAGAGTTGAATCATCAGATGAATTAATATCTCTTTGCTTCCAAGTTCTTAGAACTTCAGCAGGTAACATGATGCCTTGAGCATCTTTACCATATTGTCTAGCAGCTTCAGCAGAACATTCAAATTCAAATGCTGCATCTTCTTGTGCTTTTCTGTCAGAAGGATTAGCCATAGCTCTGATTGCTCTTACTAGGCTGAACTCTCTAACTTCTTCTTTAGTCATGCCAATTTCTGAAGGAGTTTCTAAAGGAGTATTGTTAGAAATGTTTTCTAATAAAATTCCTCTAAATTCTGCAACAGAGACACCATCACTAATTGCTTTATCAGCTAAATCTCTTTTGTTGTGCTTAACAGCTAAATCAATGATTTCTTTTGAATTTCTTTTAAATTCAGCTTTAGCCTCTTCAACAGTATGAGCTCTAACTTCGTCAAGATTAATATCTTGTTTCTTTTCGTTTTCCATTAGTTTTACCTCAATGTTTTTATTTTGTTTATCTTTACTACGACCAACACCTACGAGCCTTGACTGGTCAGCAGGAACACTTACAGAAGATACTTCCATAGGAGTCCATTGAGCCTTGTAGTAAGTCTCGCTATCTTGTTCATAGCGTTCTAATTTATCGATTCGATATCCAACAGATATATTCATACGAATACCATCTTTTACATCTTCAAATACTTCACGAGCTAAAGCAGATTTACCAAATCTAACTACTGCAATTGTCCTCTTCGCAGTCTCATCTAATTTGAATTCTTCAATTACACCAATTTGCTTAGTCATATCATGATCAAGCAATAATGGTGCTCTTCCTGATGCTATAAACTCCATGTTTATATCACCAGCAGAATGTCCTAGCACTTCCATGCCAAAACTTCTTTCAACAGGTTCTTCAGAAGAAACACCTACACGAACCA